TTAAACTGTAAAAATCATTCTGTGCGCGTATTACCACGTTGTAATGTGCGCACAGAAGTCCAAAAGAAAAGGAAACTGTAATGCCTCTTACCTCAGCAACCTCAAACTTTCCTAATGGCGTGACCAATGCAGCACCTTGGCAAGCTATGGCAGAGTCTATTATCCCTGATCCCTCTTTCAGTCAGGTCTATCACAACGAATTCAACACCTATCAGGCGACTGACTTCACCACTACACTTGTTGGTACGGGTACAGCAGCACTTTCCGCTGAAATTGGCGGAGTCCTGCTCGATACGACTACTGCGGGTGCGGCTGATGCTGTCTATCACCAACTTCCAGTAGCTAGTTTCGGGATTGTGCCTTCAAGTGCGCTGTATTTCAAAGCTCGCTTCAAGGCTGACAGTACCTTACCCGCAATTATCTGTGGGCTGATCTCTACTTCCGCAACCCCAATTTCAGCTCCTGATGGAATTTGGTTCGTCAAAAATGCTTCTTCAGCCAACGTCATCCTTCGTCATCGCATTGGTGGGGTAACGACTGACGTAGCATTGCCGACCTCCTTGACTGTTGTAGCCAATACTTGGGTTGAACTCAGCTTCTACTACGACGGAAAAACCTCCATTGCAGCTTTCTTTAACCCTTCTACTGGTGCGGTTCCTCGTCCAGTTTCAAGTGCTACTGCAAATCCTGGTTATGTGGCAATTTCCACTCCAGCTGCACTCACAACCGCTGTCCTAAACCCGACCTTTGGGATTCTGAACAGCACAGCAGTAGCTCGTACCATCAAATGGGACTATATTACAGTCTCATGTGAACTGTAATTTTCTGGGGGAACCTTCATGGCAAACTCAGTAACCTCACAGATCATTCTGGACGGACCTCGCAACTGCGTTATCAAGTTTGAAGGTGTCTTGGATACCTCTGATCTTGGTAGTACAGTTGTGGTTGACCCAGCTACTCTAGTCGGAGTAGACAACACAGGTACGCTTAAAGCTGCGAAGCTCCGTATCGTGAAAATCAGCTACAATGTTGAAGATGCACTGGCTGTAAATCTTTTCTGGGATGCTATAACCCCAGTAAGAATTGAAGGGTTAGCTGGTCGGGGTATCATGGATTACAAACCCTTCAATGGGCTAGGCAACGACGCAGGGGCTGGTGTGAACGGCAAAATCACAGCAACAACCCAAGGCTGGGTAGGGGTATTAAGCTTCTCCCTAATCCTAGAATGTATAAAGCAGTTAACGTAACCTTTGGGAAGGGCTAACCCCCTTCCCCTTTCTTTCTTCTAACAGGAGTCGCCAAGATGAAACAGAAACCCAAAGAACGAGCCGCAAAAGGCAGAGCAGAAGACACCCAAAAAATGGGGAAACTTATGCAATCCCGTCCTGCTCAAGGCATTATCAAAACAAAATCAGCAGCAAAAACAAAGAAATAAAGGACAGTTATGGCTACCAGTGGGACCTATTCCTTCACCGTTACCCGCGATGACATTATCGCAGCATCCCTTCGGCTGATTGAAGTCTACGGCGAAGGCGATGTGATTACCCCTGCAGCCATAACTAACTGCGCGCAAGCTCTGAATATCTGGACAAAGTCCTTGTGTACGAAGGGATTATTCCTCTGGTGCGTGCAAGACCTTGCTGTGCCTATGGTGGCAGGTCAAGCTGCCTATAGCATTGGTCTCTTGAGCGGACAGCCCCGCCCATTGCGGATTCTGGCTGCCTACCTGCGAGACACTACTGGCAATGACGTTGTGCTTACTATCACCAGTCGCTATGACTACGTGGAACTAGGACAAAAAGCAGCACAAGGAATTCCCAATCAGCTCTACTATGACCCTCAGCTTTCCAACGGCATTGTAACCTTATACAACGTACCGAGTTCCTCCACTTACACTTTGCATCTTGTAATCCAGCGCCAAATCCAAGACTTTAACTTAGCCACGGACAACCCTGACCTACCACAAGAAGCTTACCAAATGCTCAAGTGGGGCTTGGCGAATGAGATTGCCCCTGAGTACGGTGTGCGTGATTCCTTACTCGACCGTGTTGAGCGCAGAGCTGTAGCCTATTTAAATGAATTTGCCGACTCTCAGCAAGAGCAGGTAAGTGTATTCTTCACCCCTTCCGAACGGACTTAGTATGCCAGCCCATCGCCTTACACTTGTCAGCCGTCTCTCTCCTCGCGGGACTGACATTTACAAAGACGCTGGGATGCGCAACTGCTATCGTGAAGAAATGGCAAATGTAACCCTTGCAGTCAAACGACCTGGAATTACCACTGCCTATACTCTAACATCTGGAACTGCCCAAGGAACCTTTACCCTTGCAGGCATTGTGTATGCTATTGTTAGCGATACTATCAGAACAACTTCCAATACAGTTGCTGCTACTATCCCTTCTGTTACTGTTTCTGGACAGCCTTATGACATTATCAGTGACGTTATCATTGGTTCTGTTCCTACAGCTATCCTTAAAACTACCTCTGGACTATGGCTTTTTACTTCCACTCTTTCCTGTACCAAGGTAACTGATGTTGATTATCCTGCTACAACTGTCAGAGGTGCTGCTCTTCTCGATGGAACTTTCTATGTCTTGGATACCTACGGCAATCTCCAAGGGAGCGCATTGCAAGACCCTTCAACATGGGCAGCTTTAAACACAATCGGAATTGACCAAAGTCTTGGCGTTGTTCGTGCAATTCGTCGCCACTTAAACTACGTGCTTGTCCTAGGTGATCATGGTTCTCAGGCTTTCTACAACGCGGCAAACCCTCCTCCAGGCTCACCATTATCCCCAGCGACTAACGTCATGTACCTTATCGGCTGTGCTTCTGGTGATTCCATTGTATCCCTTGATGACAACACAATCTTCATCGCAAAAGCAAGGCAAACAGGGCGAAGCATAATGATGTTTTCTGGCTTATCAATGGTGGTGATTTCCTCTCCCTTCGTCGAAAAACTCCTAAACAGCTCGACTTTGCAAACTGTCTCTGCTTTTGGGCTTCGGATTTCTGGGCACAGTTTCTACGTCCTTTCAATGGGCGACCTCCCTTATTCTCTGGTATTTGACCTAGCTACAAAAGACTGGCAAATTTGGACTTCCTTCAATGGAACAGCTGAAACTTCCTTCCAATTTGGATTTCCTCTGACTTATGAAGTTCGCGCCCAACCAGCTCAAGGAATCCAATACCTCCAGAACCTTTCTGGTGGCTCTATTGTAACTATATCAGCTTCCACCTACAAAGACCTGACACAACCAATAGTAGCTGTCATGAGAACCCCAATCTTTGATGGTGGCACTTCCGACCGCAAGTTCTTTTCAGCTCTGACTGTTATCGGTGACACTGCCCCTTCCACTATTGCCATTTCCTACAGCAATGATGACTATACAACCTTCTCAACCCCGCGTAATGCTGACTTATCGGCTATCCGTAAGCAGTTGCGGGCGTTGGGCAGTGATCGCTACAGAAGTTTCTTGCTTACTCATACGGCTGATTCAGCTTTGCGAGTGGAAGCAATAGAATTGAATGTTACGGTTTAGAATGATGGGATTGTGGTGGATTTTGGGGGGGGTTTTAGCCGTGTTTGCGGTTGGTTGATGTGATGCTATAGGCGAGTAGGAAAACCCCGTAAAACCCCTAAAATTTCCTGCGCGCATTACCACGTTGTAACGCGCTCAAATAACTATTTGGAACTGATACATGCTAACAACTCAAGCTCTAACTGCCAGTGACCTTTTCTGCACCCTCCTGCAAAACTATGCTCAGGACCTTCCTGCCGCCTACGCCAACGGTGATGTGCTTGTGGCTAGTACGTCCAGAGGAGAGATGCGGGAATGTATTATGAAATTCCAGGAGTCATTGGAATTATCTGTAGCTTGTGGGGACACCCTTCCATGTGATCTTGATACTGTATTTCCTTTGCGGCATATGTTTGCCCCAGGAACCTACGCTCGGGAGATGACCCTTCCTGCAGCTCATATCATCATTGGGAAAATCCACAAGCATGCTCATGTGAATATCCTGTCCAAGGGGAAGGTAGCGGTAGTCACAGAAGATGGTGTTAGGGTGTTCACTGCCCCTTACTCTTTTGTGTCTGAACCCTTCACAAAACGAATTGTGTATGTGATTGAACCGACGATCTGGACAACAATCCACAGCACTACCAGTACCGATTTAGCTGAGATTGAAGCTGAATTAATCGCAACTAATTATGACAACCTGCCTTGTGCAGATGAAAGGGAATTATTATGTCTTGGGGAATGATAGGCGCAGCCGCTGTTTCCGTTGTTGGTGGGGCTATAGCAAAGAAAGAAGCTGGCAATGGTGGTGGACCTGCCAGTGGTGATCCATCTGGTA